CTTCTGCTGAAGGGGTGCAGGTCGAGAGCGAAAGTCGAACACGCTTGCGATAGATGGGGGAGGTTGTATGACGTCACCCAGGGCGCGAGCCTGGTACGTCTTCAGCGACGCCCTACCGGACGGAGAGATCTTGATGCCGATCATGACGCCTCACGGCACGGCCGTGGCGGTAAGACGCGGACAGATGACAGACGAGCTGATGGCCGAACTCAACGCGTCCGCGCGGCACCTCATTGACATCGGACTCTGGCAGCCTGGGGAAGAGGGCGAGGAACCGCCGCGAGAGGAGTAACTACATGCCGTCTGCGCGCAGGGCCGGGAGCATCTACAAGCGGTGCGAGTGCCGCGGGGCAGACGGAAAGCTGCTGAGCAAGTCCTGTCCACAGCTCAGCAAGAAGAGTCACGGTTCCCTTTCTCTGCGCCAGGAGTTGCCGCCAGACGCAGACGGAAAACGCAGGACGTTCCGGCGTACCGGATACGGCAGCACGAAGGACGCCTCGGCCGACCTCTCCCGGCTACAGGCGATCCTCGATCTCCCAGGCGACGACGCTGAAGAGCACCGCCGCGTAGGCGATCTCCTCGCAGACGTCATGAGCCGCCGCGCCCCGATCCCCGGTGCGGCCGAGGTGCAGCGTCGGCTCGGCGTCGGCATTCCCCTCGACGGGAAGATGACGGTGGCCGAGTGGCTCGACCGCTGGATGTCGAACAAGAAGACGCGCCCCACCACGAACAACGGCTATCAGAGCCACATCCGTGTGCACCTCAAGCCAGGCATCGGGCACTACCGCCTCGACCGCCTGACGGTCGGCCACGTGCAGGACATGTTCAACGGCATCGACGACCGCAACGACGTCGTCCGTGCGGAGAACGCAGAACGCCACGAGCAGGTCGCCCGCTGCAAGCGCGAGAAGCCCGGAGCGCCGAAGGCCTCGGAACGCGAGCAACTCGCCCGCGAGCGCGAGAAGCTGGCCGCCATGCCCCCGTTCCGGCGCATCACGGGACCAGCCACCAAGCAGGCCATCAGGCGCACGCTGCGGACCGCGCTCAACAAGGCGATCGGTGAGCAGCTGCTCACGTTCAATCCCGCGTCGCACGTCGAACTTGCGCCGGCCGCGCGCCCCAAGGGTCTGCTGTGGACGGACGAGCGGGTGGCCCGCTGGCGCGAGACGGGGGAGAAGCCGAGCCCGGTCATGGTGTGGACACCGGCCCAGCTCGGCGAGTTCCTCGACGCGGCCGAGGGTGACCGGCTCTATGCGTTCTTCCACCTGATCGCCCATCACGGCTTGCGCCGGGGCGAGGGAGTGGGCCAGAGCTGGCAGCATTTCAGCGCCGCCTCGCGCACGATCGAGGTGGCTACCGAGATCGTGGTCGACGGCTGGACGCCGATCGAGACGGTGCCCAAGACCGACGGTTCGGCGGCCTCGGTCAAGCTCGACATTGGTACGGTCCAGGTCCTCGAGGAACACCGCGCGCGCCAGCTGCTTGAGCGAGACGCCTGGAACGCACGGGCCGCCGAGCAGCGGGCAGCGGGCAAGGCAGCCGCGAACTGGGCCGACACAGGGAAGATGTTCACCGACCTCGACGGTTCCTGGCTGCACCCCGACACCGTCAGCACGGCCTTCCGCCGGCTCGCCGACGGGGCCGGGCTTCCGCCGATCAACCTCCGGGACCTCCGGCATGGTGCCGCCGCGCTCGTGAAGGCCGGCGGGGGCGAACTGCACGACGCCAAGGTGAAGCTGCGGCACTCGACGATCGTGCTGACCTCAGACACCTACATGGCGCTCTTCGAGGAGTACGAGGACGAGCTGACGGAGAAGGCAGCAGCTGCTGTGCCGCGGGCCCGGCGCGGACAGAGCGAGGCCCCGCCCCTGGTCGCTGTACCGGAGGCGGGGCCTGCCGCGTCGCAGCCAGCGAGCGCGGATGTGGATGGCGACCACGGTACGCGCGAGCACTGACAACGGACAGGCTGCGGCGTAGAATTGGCGAACAGGCAAAGGGCCTCTGACCTGCGGGTCGGAGGCCCTTACTGCTGGCCCCGTGCTGGCCCGAAGGCCACGCAACGGCGCGATACGAGACGATACGAGACGACGTGAAGCGCTGGCGATGAACGGACGTTGAACGCCTCTGACCAGCACAGAACGGCATCGCGCGGCGCACGGCGATGTGGCGCGACACGAGACGTGATGGGCGGGCCGCAGACTTTTAATCCATTGGTTGTGGGTTCGAGTCCCACAGGGTCTACCGAAGAGCCCCCAGCTCAGAGCGATCTGAGCTGGGGGCTCACTCGTTTTCGTAGCGTCTCGTGCCGTCCTGCTGGCCCGCTGCTGGCCCGAAAGACGGGCGAACATGAGCGAGGGCGGCCACCCCGTGGGTGGCCGCCCCGCCCTGCCTCGGCGTCCTCTCCGGGGCCTAGGCCCCAGCGCCTCAGCAGGTCTGTGCATCTGCCGTGATCACATAATGCCTCATTTGTTAGGCAGACTTTTTGATCTTGGTGGCCGACGGTGTCTCAGTGCGAGACCTATCCGACGACGACGATGACCGGCTGACTGCCCGGCGTCGCGTCATCGGCGACCGCATCCGTGAGGAGCGGTTACGGCAGAACCAGACTCAAGAGGCGCTCTACCTCGCGGCTGGGATCGCCCGGTACACGCTCCAGCGCGCGGAGGCCGGCGCCGACGTGCAGGTCTCGACGCTGCAACGCATCGCCGCCGCCCTCGACATTCAGCTCGCCGACCTCGTGCGCTGAGCGGCCGCCCCCGCGGGGGCGCAGAGGCGGCCGCCGTTCACCCGGTCCCGGCACCGCCGCGCCGGGACCGGGGGCCTAGAAACTCGTCTTGCTGTACGGGTGGTAGTGCCGCCCGGCGTGCCCCCGCGGGAGGCAGCATCGTCGGCCGCCGCCGGGGTGCTCCTGCCAGCAGTAGCCGGAGATGGGGCCGCTGTACCGGGGCAGCGTCTTCGTGCTCACTCGATTTCCCCTGTCTGTGACGGGCGCCGGGGGCGCATCGGGCAGCGCGGCCCGCACTCGTACACCTCGACGCTCAGGTCGTGGGCGCCGCTCATGCCCGGTGCCCGGCCGGCGGATCGGGCGCCCCGGCTCATCAGCGACGTGCCGCACCAGCAGCAGTTCCAGCCGGAGTACTGACCGCGCGTCAGCCGGTCGACGTGCGGCGGCCGCGGCGTCCAGGTCACCATCGGTCGGCGAGCGGGACGAGGCCGCGTTGCTCTCGGCACGGGGCGCACGCCCACACCGGTATCGGGGGCACGCTCTGACGCTCGATCGTGTCGACGACGACCGCCGTCGAGGACGGGCCCTTGTGGTAGTCGCACCAGCCGGGTGAGTGCGGCCTGGCGTCAACGCTTGTGGCGTGCGTAGGCTCTGCCATGTCGACTCCAACCAGTCGGCCACCCCCGGGGCCGTTCACGCGGTCGCCGGGCTTTGTCGTGCCTCCCGACGCTAGGAGCGTGGCGTGCAACACAGCCAGCGGTGTGCAGATCTTTGCAGGATGCTGCTCTCAGCAGAGAGCCTGTCGCGTTCGCGCCCTTGACCGGTACGGCCACCTGCATGACGGTGACGCAAAGGACTGCACATCCCGAGGACGGAGACCGGCATGCCGCTACGGTTCATCGGAATCGACCCCGAAACGAAGACAGCAGACTCTCCCACCGTCTGGATCGACCAGGACAAACACGAACTCGTCTTCCAGGGCTGGAAGCCCGGCGCCGAACTCGAAGCGCAGTGCGCAGCATTCGAGGTTCCCGGCCACGCGGTCGGCATCCCGGACGACGAGGCTGTGATCCGTATCCCCGCCAGGATGGTGCACATGATCAGGGAGGCGTGCGATGCCGTCGAACGAACCGACGATCGCTGAACTCATCCGCGGCTGCTCGCGGTCCGCCGTCCACCTAGAAATGCGGGATCACTACGAGACCGCAGCGGAAGCCGGTGCCTTCCGCGCCTGGCTGGAAAGCGGGCACCTCGACACCGACCCTGGGTCCCCGGACTGGGCGCCCTGGGTCGGCCTCGTCTCGCAGGCCGTTGCACGGGGAGTCTCAGTGCGGCGAGCGCGCATCGTGTCCGAACCGGTCACCGACTACATCCGCTACGAACACGCCTCAACCATCGTCAACGTGCACGCGGGTGAGGAGGTGCGCTGGCTTCCGCGCCGCCGCGCCTCGGACATCGCGCTGCCCGGCAACGACTTCTGGCTGTTCGACAACCAGGTGATCCGGTGGGGCTACTTCTCCGGCGACGGCGCCCTGGCCGGCCACGAAGTCTCCGAGGACCCGGCCGCCGCGAAGCTGTGCTCCGAGGCGTTCAACGCCGTGTGGAGCCGGGCCATCCCGCACGACCAGTACAAGATCCGCTGAGAAGAAAGCACCGGCAGCCAGCACATGCCCGCCTCGCCTTCCTCATCCGCACAGGCCGCACGCGAAGCCGTCGCCCACCGCCTGCGCGACCTCCGCAAGGAAGCCGGTCTGACGGTCGTGCAGCTGGCTGCCGCGTGCCGCTGGCACTACTCCAAGACCTCACGCATCGAGAACGCGCTCACCGGGCCCTCGGCAACCGACATCCGCCGATGGTGCGCCGCCACCCGAGCCGAGGACCAGGCGCAGGATCTCGTCATCCAGTCCATCAACGCCGAGTCCATGTACCGGCAGTGGCGCGACCAGGTCCGCTCGGGACTCCGGCACATCCAGGAAAGCCGCGCGAGGAACTTCCGCGAGACCCAGTGCTTCCGCGTCTACTCCTCAAGCCTCGTCCCCGGCCTGCTCCAGACCGAGGGCTACGCGCTCGCCGTCCTCGGCATGGCGGCCACCATCCACGACCTGCCGGTGGACGACAGCGCCGAGGCCGCGCACGCCAGGATCGAACGCTCGCGCATCGTGCACGAGCAGGGGCACCGGTTCGTCGTCGTCGTTGAAGAGTCGGTACTGCACTGTCAGGTGGCCGACCCTGACGCGATGGCCGCTCAGCTCGGATACCTCCTGACGGCCGGCGCTCTGCCTGCGGTCTCCCTCGGGGTCATCCCGACTGTGACCCGGCGGACGCACTGGCCCGAGGAGACGTTCCACGTGTACGACGACAGGCTCGTCTCCGTCGAGCTGGTGTCCGCCGAGGTGAACGTGACCCAGCCAGGTGAGATCGCCCAGTATCTGGAGACGTTCGAGCAGCTGCGCAGCATGGCCGTGTACGGGACCCAGGCGCGCGCGCTGGTCGTCAAGGCCATCGAAGCCCTGCAATGACCCTGGACGCACGAAAGCGGCCCCGCCCTCCGAAGAGGGCGGGGCCGCAGTCATCGTGCGAACAGGGCGACTGCGCCCGTTGCCGCGCCGGCCACACCGGCGAGGACGCCGAGCGTGGGCAACGGCCATCGGGCCTTTTCCAGTGTGCGGATGCGGGTCTCATGGTCGGCGACGTCCTTGCCGAGATCGTTCATACCCTGCCCGATGCCGTCGAGTTTGGTCTCCACACGGGTCAGGCCATCGCTCAGGGATCTCAACTCCTGGTACATCTGCGCCGAACTGATGTAGACGCCCGCCGGGTCCGAGGCGGGGGCGCCCATCAGACGCTGGGCGCCGAGCTGGCGCTGTTGCGCTGGCCGACGTCGCGGACGAACAGACCCTTCACCAGGGAGACAGCTGCGGCGATGCCGGCCGTTGCTGCTCCCTGCCAGAAGGAGACGTGCAGCATGTCGGCCGGGCCGCCCGCGATGGCGACGGCGCCGGCCGCGCCGAGGAACGTCCAGATGACGCGTTCGGCGAGGTCGATGGCGTAGGTCTTCGCAGAGATCAGCAGGCCGGGGATGCCAGTGCTCATGGGGTGGGTCCTCTCGGGAGGTCAGTCGGTGACGGTGAAGCCGTGCCGTGCGGCGAGGCGCCTGAGGGACGTCTCACCAGGGATGCCGTCGGCGGCGCTGCCGACGTAGCCGCCGCCGGCCGGGGAGCGCTGCCAGCGGGCGTATGCGGTGACGGTGAGGCTGCCGAAGCTGCCGTCGACGTACTGGGCGGCGAGGAGCCCCTCGGCGTGCAGCGCCTTCTCGACGAGCAGGACTTCGGCCTTGTGCGTGGTGTGACCCTGCGCGGCGGCCGGGTCGTGCCGGGCGGCGTAGACGACGTGCCCGAGGCTGACTTTCGGCTTCGCGGCCGGGGTCGTCGCAGGCTGCGCCGGTTTCGTCGCTGCGGGGAACTTGGGCCACGACAGCGGGTCGTCGTGACTGTTCTCCGGGGTGCCCTTGTGCGGATACCAGCCCGCCTCCGTCTCCCAGGTGTGCTCGTTGCGGGTGCAGTTCTCCGGCCGCCCGTTGGGCCAAATGTCGGGGACACCCCAGCTCTTGACCCAGGCGTGCAGTTCGTCCCAGCCCTCGCACGGGGCATCGGCGAGCTGGGCGTACACGGTCTTCCCGACGCGGCAGTACGGGAAGAACAGGGCCTCGATCTGGATCACGACCGAGCCCGCCCGGTTGGTGCGGGTCCCGCCGGCCAGGTCGACCAGGCTCTTCGAGCGGGAGTTGGCGGGCACGAACTGCGTGATCCGGCCGGTGAACGGGTCCCAGAGAATATGCGGGGCGACGGCCTTCCCGCCGCCCGCGAAGTAGCTGCGGAGGTCCTCGTAGGGCACCAGGTCGGCAGGCTTGGCCGCGCTGGCGTTGCGGTCCCACGTGATGTGGGCGATCGCCTTCGCCGGGCCACCGTCCGTCGGCGCGTGGTCGCCTATGTCCAGCCGGGTCGCGCTCGGCATCCACAGTTCTGTCACGGTGCCCTCCCAGGGCATGAAAAAAGCCCCGGCCATCGGCTCGGGGCACGCGGTGTGGGGGTGGGTCAGGGGATCTCGGGCTGGGGGTCGAGCAGCGTCGCGGAGACGAGCGTCATGACCGTCTTGCAGAGGCCGCACTCGACGATGACCGTGCCGCCGTTGGAGTAGCAGGGGTCGACGACGAACTCCTGACCGCTGCCGCTGTTCTCGCACCCCGGGTTGTCGTCCCGGGCGGTGACCGAGTAGTAGAGCGCGGGCTGGAACACGATGCTGCTCATTCGCCGACCACCCACCAGTTCACGAGGGTCGCGGTGACATTGGTGCGGGTCACCCAGACGGTGAGGCCTGTCGAGGTCACGGATGTGGCGCTCGCGCCGGTGACCTGTGATCCGGGCGCTGCGGTGGTGGCCACCGCGTAGCCGAGGAATGTCGACCCCTGCACGGTCAGGCCGGTGATGTTGACCGAGGTGGGGGTGTTCGCGGCGCTCGGGGTGATACTGACCTGCCCGAACGCGAGACTCCCGGCGGTCAGGACGCCGGCTACGTCCATGTCGCATGCGCCGCTCTCCCCGACCCCGCCGACCTCGCGGGTTCCGGCAACGAGCACGATGGGGCGTCCCCCGTCCGACACCGACGTGAGGTCCACCACGGCCGCCCAGTCCGTGGTTTTGACGGAGCCCGACGCGAGCGCGAGATCGCAGCCTGTTCCCGGGAATGCGGTGTAGGCGGCGTAGGCGGGTACCGCGGTGATCCCGTCGTCGACCGACTGGAATCTCAGCCTGCCGGACGACAGGCGTGCCACTACGGGGAACTCGTCGACCTCCGTGAGACCCCAGGTCGAGAGGCCGCCCCCGCCGTCCTCGGACAGGCCGAGTTCGGCGAGCAGGGTGGTGCCGTCGTCGGCGTACACGCGGAGGGTGCCGACGCTCGCGGCGACCATGCGGCGGGCGGCCCGCATCTCGCGGACCTGCCGCTCCAGTTCCTGGATGCGCCGGGCCAGCGTGGTCGAGTCCGCCGGAAGTTGATCAAGTTGTCGGGGCATCAGCTGTCCTCCACCAAGATCGGGCGAACACGGTCGGCGCCCGGGTCGAGCTCCCAGGCCCAGCAGCGGGCTGTCATGTCGGCGCCCTGCGGGTGCCGGGGCGAGGTCTCAACTGCGAGGTGGATGCTGTCGCCGAGCGCCCAGTCCGCTCCCAGCCGCGGCGCGATGGACGCGACCGCCTCGACGCTCCACACCTGGGCACCCTGTGCCATCAGCGCCGATGTCTGGGCGGCGTGCGAGTCGAGCTGGTCGGGGTCAGTGAGCCCGGTCGCCGGGGTGTAGCGGTACTCCCATCGCGGCCAGCCGGCCGCGATGAGCGCGGTTGCCGTGTGCACGCCGGACGAGAGCCGTGATTCGCCTTCCCCCTCACCGCGAGCAATGACGTCCGTGGCGCCTTTCCCTGACTCATAGGACTCGGAGAGCGTGTACGAGGCGACACAGCCCGGAAAGTCGAACGTGGTGGCCGTCGCACCCTGTACACCCACCTTGGGGCGGACGCGCAGCGGGAGCTGGAAGCCGTTGCGACTGGCGTTCCAGGCGACGTCGAGCGTCCATTCGGGTCCGCCGTCCAGCGCCATTACCTCTTGCAGGCACGACAGGATGCTTTTGTCGTCGCTGCCCTTCACCGAGTAGTTCATGAGGACGCCGGTGGACGGTGCGTCGATGACGATGGGCGGTCCGGTGACGAGGGCGGGCGCGGCGAGAGCGCTGACGACGGCGGCCTGGTCCACGCCGAAGAAGTCCTGTGTTCCTGGGAAGCGGGCGTCGAGGTAGCCCTCCAGGGTGGCCGCGCCGATCTGCGCGGTCGGGGCGCTGCCGCCCTCGCGGGGCAGGGTGGCCCCGGCCCAGATCGGGGTGTCGGTGGCCGTGTCGACCGCGACCAGCATGGTTGCGCCCGGCGTCGTCGCCTCGTCCCAGTTCGAGGCCGCCCCGGCCAGAGTGAGCTCGAATTGCAGGGTGGTCGAGGCGCCAAGCTTCCTGCCCAGAGTCCCTGTGGGCTTGAGGGCGGGAAGGTCTTCAATGATGCCGCCGGTGCGTAGGTCGCAGCCGTACCAGGCGAGTTGGTAGGGCGTGCCGGTCACGTGGCCGACTCATAGGTGCCGGTGATGCGGAGCTGGTTGCCGTTGGCGAACGTCTCGGGCCGGGTCGGGGTCATGACGTCGATGCGGGTGTTGGTCGCGGAAATGTTGAAGAAGGCGCCGATCGCGGACGCGCCGGGAGAAGCAATCGCCTGCCCCATCCATCGGTCTGTGCCGAGGAAATGCGCGGTCATGACGTAGCTGCACCCGACACTGGCTGCGGCGAACGGGATCGCCCAGTTGTACGTCCCCGACCCGTAGGTCGTCGTGCTGCCGGGGATCAGGTTGATATGGACGGTGACCTGACGGCCGATCTTGCAATAGCGGCCGACGAGCGTGCCGTTGCCCAGGGACGGGTTGCTGCCGGAGCCCGTCCACGTCGGGGTGTACGAGGTCCAGGCGCCCGGCGCTTTGACGTAGGTGTCCCAAGCGGCGCCGTTCCAGCGGAGCAGGTCGGTGCCGCTGTCGTAGAACTGCCCGGTGTACGGGCTGGACGGGGCCGTCGACGAGGGCAGGATGCCGCCCGGCGCGACCGTGTTCGGCCGGACCGCGGTGGACACTGAGGCGGTGCCGCCATTTGACACGGACAGGACGCTGATCGTGGCGAGCGGCATGTAGATCTGCGTACCCGCAGGCGTCGGCGCCACCGGCGAGGCGGACGGGGTGCCCGCGAGATAGACCACGTCTCCCTTGTTCAGGCCCGATGCGTCGACCGAGGTGTCCCAGACGCGCAGGTACACCAGGTCGATGCGGTTGAGGGTGGCGTGGGCTGCCGTGTACGTGCCTGGTGACACCGACGACGGGAACGCCACCCGATAGACGCCTTGCCCGCTGTACGCGACTGCGGCCACGCCCGCGCTGCAGTTGATGGTCGTACCGGCCAGGGTGACCGTGAGGCCCGGGTCGCCGGGCCGGACGCCGGAGCGGGAGCCGAGGGCGGTCCCGTCGGTCATGATGTCCATCGCCCCGGCGTTGCGGGCCTCCAGGCCGGAGAAGGCCAGCGTGTCGATGGCCCATACGTCTACCGGCATATCTGCCTCCTCACATCCAGGCCGAACGCCACGTGGCGGTCAGCATCGCGGTCGCGTTGTAGGTGCTGGACTGGAATTGGTAGTTGACCGAAGCGCCTGCGGGGATCGTCGGCCAGCCGCCGGACACCGTCATGAACCGGCGCCGGGAGACGCCGCCGTTGAGGACCACGGTGTGCGCGTCGGTGTCGATGACGAGGACGTCACCGGTGGCGAGGTCCTGCGAGTAGATGAGCTGCCGCAACGTGCCGTCGGGGTACAGGGCGGAGACGGTCGGCGCCACAACGGGCCCGGCGATCGTCAGGACCGGGCGGGTGTCCATCGAACCCGCGTTGACTGCGTTGATCTGCCCGGACACCGTCGACGCCGAGAAAGTCACCGGGAAGGTGATCGGGAACGTCAGGCCGCCAGTTGTCGACGGCAGCCCGGTCGTCCCGGACTGCAGGGTGGTGCTGTAGCGGCGCGGATCTGCGGCCGTCACCAGGACCGACCAGGTCGCGGTGCGGTCGGTGACGTGCTGTGCGAGGACTTTCCCCGACCGCCGCACGGTGGCCTGCTTGGGCATGGACTCCCACACCGTCAGCGTCGTGTCCGCCAGGGCAGCCGCCGCATACAGCTGCTCCAGCGCGGAGTCGAGGGAGACCCGGTCCGGGGCCTCCACGGTTCCCGTCAAGGTGACGGGCCGGGAACCGAGATAGACCGGCGAGGCCCACGCCCCGTGGTCGGCCTCCCGCTCCTGGAACTCGGCCCGCACCTCCGGGCTGTCCCAGCCCTCCAGGGACTGCAGGAACCAGGCCACCCCCGCCGCGTCGACTGCGCCGAGGCGCAGCGTGCCGAGGGTGGCCTGCCGGCCGTCGTTGTCCGTGCCTGGGGTGTAGGCCACCCGGTGCCTCCTCTCAGCCGACGAACGCCATGTGGCGTGCGATGTCAGCCGCCTGCTCGGCGCTGCTCTGCTTGGCCCCGTAGAGGTTCACCGTGATCTGCCGGGTGACCTCCCGCGCCATGGCCGCCGCGGACACGGCGCCGCCCCCGTACCGGCCGGCGGGCACCAGCTGGTAGCCCATACCGGCAGCGGTCCGGGCCAGGAGCGCCTTGGAGCGGGCCGAGCCGTTCCACGGGATCCACGACTCGCGGTCCCCGGCCTCTCCACCAAGCACCATCGTGGGCCGGGAGAGGATCCCGCCCGTCGCCATGGCCTTGCCGCCCTGAGCGACCCACTGCCTGACGAACGTCGACTTGTTGGCCTCCGGCAGGCTGCCGATCTGCGCGGTCATCTTCGGGACCAGGGCCTTGATGGTTGCCGTATCGAGGCCGGCCGCGATGAGATCCGCGTACCCGCGGTTCGGGCCGCCCCGCAGCGTGGACAGCAGGACCAGGGAGTTCGACAGATCCTCGCCGGTGAGCGTGTTCTGCGCCTTGCCGACGGCTGCGTTGGCTACGGCGGCCTGTGCGCCGTTTGCGGCGGCCTGGTGGGCGAGGGTCATGGCGCTGGAGTCGCCCTGGGCGGCGAGGGCCTGGGCGAGGTCTCCGAAGCCCTGCGAGGCGAGCTTCTGGAGGTCGGCGGCGAACTGCTGGGATTCCTTGGTCGATCCGAGGAGCTGCTTGGTGAAGTCGCCGAGCGTCGCTTTCGCGAGTTCCCCCGTCTTCTCCAACTTGGCGACGATGCTCTTGAACTGCTTGTCGCTCGCGCCGGCGAGTGCGTTGACGAGGGCGTACCCCTCCTCCCCCATGCCCTCCAGCATGTCCTTGAGTTCCTTGCCGCCCCGGGCACCGATCTTGCTGAGACTCTTGCGCCACTTCTCGGTGTCGTGGACGGACTCGTCGAGCTGGGTCTGATACGCCTTCAGGTCGAAGGCTTTCGGGGCTTTGGCGCCCTTCTTCAGCCCGAGCTCCTTGTCCGCCGCGTTGACAGCGGACCTGTCCTTCCGGACTGTCGCATCGGCGCCCTTCTTCGCCTTCTGCGCCTTCTCGACGCGGTTCTCGGCGGCCTGGAGCTGGGCCTTGGTGTGATGCCGGTGCCGAACCTGGCTGAGGTTCTTCTCGGCGGCCTTGAGGTCGTCGGCCTTCTTCTTGGCCTCCTTCATCGACGCGGTGAGCTTGTTCCAGGCGTCTTTGAGGTCTTGGATCTCCTGGTCGTACCGGGACTTGGCGTCTGACGGACCGCCAAGGACGGCCCGCCCGGTCGGCGTGTAAGTGAAGCCAGGGATGCCGCCGCCGGCGAACCACTGGACAGTGCCACCCAGGCGTTTCACGGTCTCGGCGGCGATCTGCCGGGAGCGGGGGCGCTTGTTCTGCGCGAGGGGGATGTACGCCTCGCCACCTGTCTCGTCCTCGGCCCACACCCTCCAGGAGCCCGCCTTGGCGATCTGTGCGACATGGTTCTCGGTGCCGCCGTTGGCGTAGTACACGGCGCCGTTGGCGTTGTAGTTGCCGTAACTGCCGCTGAGGACGCTGTCGCGGCCTCCCGCGGCCGCGATGTGCTCCTGTACGTACACGTCGACGGACTTGCCGTGCAGGTTGTTGACCCACCCTTGAATGGTGCGCACCGCCTGGGATGGGCCGCCCGTTGGGATGGTGATGGACACCTTCCCGTTCTTCATGTGGGTGACCTTGAACCCCAGGCCCTTGAGTGCTGACTCCGCTGTTTTGGTGAGGGCGTTGACGGTGACGTTCTTGCCCTTGGTGGCTTTGATCTTGTTCTGGACGGCTGCGAGATCACTGAGCGCGCCCTGCGTCTTCGCATCAACCTTCGTGGCGACCGAGAGGGGCAACTGGAGATAGGCCGCGGCAAGCCTGTCCACCGCGTCCTTCGAGAAGCCCCTCGCAAGCATGTCCTTCTTGAGCAGGGTGATGTCCTTCTCCAGGACGGCCTGCCCAGCCTCCTGTGAGTTCTTCTGCTCGGCGACGGCTTGAGCGTGCTCCATCGCTCCCTGGGCGGCCTCGAAGAACGCGGTCTTCACTTTCCGGCCCTTGTCGCTGGTGACGTCCAGCGAGTGGCCGTTCTCCTTCATGACCTTGTTCAGGTCGGCCAGGGACTGCCGGAAGGCGATCTCCTTCTCTCCAGCGGAGATGTTGACGCCGTTCAGGGAGTTCAACGCGTCGGACAACTTCTCCGCTTCAGTCCGCGTGTCCTGCATCTGGTCGGCGGTGATGCCGAGCTCTTTGGCGAGAGCCGCCTGAGAGGTGGCGTTCGTCTTGTTCTGCACATCGACGTTCGCCAGCCCGTCGGTGTAAGCCGGGAACAGCGTGAGCAGCTTCTCCTTGCTGGTGCCGTCCGCCGCGGCCGCGCCCGCGAGCTGGTTGAAGGCGTCGGAGGCGAGCTGCGCATTTCCGGACTGGGCGAGCTGCGCCAGGGCCTCATCTACAGCCTTGATCTTGTCGTGGGCCTCGTCCAGGGGGATCTGGGACTCTGCGATCCCCTTGGTGATGTTGCCGGTGAGGCTGTTGACGATGTCGGTGGTGCGGGCCTCCCAGTCGGGGTGCGCGACACGCTTGACAGCCTCGTTGAACTTGCCGAGGTCCCCACCGAGGGACTTGAGACCTTCGCCGCTGATCTTGCCGTGCTTGCCGAGGTCGATGAGGGAGCTCGCCATCTTCGACACCGACGGAGGGGCGTCCTTGAACTGGTCGCGGATCGTCTGGGAGGCGTAGGAGATGAGCTCCAGACCTGCCACGACAGCGGTGACCTTGCCGAGCATGCCCAGAGCGATACGGGTTCGCGCCGCGGTTACGCCCATGGAGGCGAGCGCTGCCCGGGTGGAGGCGATTCGCGGCAGCAGGAGCAGGATCCCGGAACCTGCCAGCAGTGCTGCGCCACCGATGCCGGTGAACAGCGTGACGGCCTTCTGGAGTTCCGGCGGCAGGGAGCTGTACGCGTTGACGAGCCTGGTGATCCACTGGGTCATGTCCCGCAGGGCCCCATTGGCCGCAGAGCCGCCCTCGATCAGAGCGACCTCGATCGCGCCGCGGAGCCGCTCCAGGTCACCGACGAGGTTGTCGGTCTGGATGGACGCCATCCTGCCCGCGGCACCCTGGTCGTTCACGCTTTTCGTGTACTTGTCGATGCCCTGGGAGCCGAGCTCGTACAGGATCGTCGCCGAACGGACGGCGTCCGAACCGAAGATCGTGGCCATGGCCGAGTTTCGGGCCTCCGGCGTGAGCTTCGAGAAGCTGGTCTTCATCCGGCCCGCAAGCTCGCTGAGCCCGACGAACTTGCCCGAAGCGTCGTAGGCGCTGAAGCCGATCTTCTGCATGGCGGCCTTGGCCTCATCCGACTGCGGCACAAGGCGCTGCAACATCGTTTTCAGTGACGTACCGGCGTCCGAGCCGATCAGGGCATGGTCAGCGAACGCCGCCAGGGTGCCGACGGTGTCCTCAAGGGAGAGGCCCGTCTGGTGGGCAAGCAGGCCGCCCATCCGGAGCGACATGCCAAGGCCGTGCACGTCGGCCGCGCTCTTGTTGGCGCCGGCGGAGAGGACGTCGGCGATATGCGTGACGTCCTTGCCCTTCAGGTTGAAGGTGTTCATGGCCTGCGCGGCAATTACGGCACTGTCCGCGAGGTCCATCTGCCCGGACGCAGCCAGCGCCAGCGACCCCTTCAGGGCGCCGCCGGTGATGTTCGCGACCGAGACGCCGGCGCGCGCGAGTTCCGCCTCAGCATCGGCGGCCTCTGTTGCTGTGAACGAGGTCGTCTTGCCCGCATCGAGGGCCGCAGTCCTCAGTTTGGCCATTTCCTTGGAGGACGCGCCCGTGACAGCCCGGACGTTCGACAGTGCCTTGTCGAACTTGGCGGCGGAGGCCGCGGCAACGGCGAAGCCAGCGATCATCGCCGTCCCGACCGCTGCGCCGGCGCCTGCCAACTTGGAGGTGTCGCGCGCCGCGGTCCGCATGCCGCGGGTGTAGCTGCTGATGTCGGCACGCAGCCGGACGGTGACAGTACGAGTCGCCACAGGTCACCTCCGGTCGCGTTCGACGTGCACGTGCAGGCCGTCGGCGTCGCTGTTGCTCTTGCTCTGGTAGGCCCGCACCGTCTTTGCGGAGATCGAGCAGGCGTGGCACTTCACGAGGTGGGCCTTGTAGGCCTCCTCGTTCTCCTTGGCGGTGGCTTCGCCCCAGGGCTGGCCGCAGTCCGGGCAGGAGTCCGCCTCGACCTCGGCGAGGGCCTCCGCCCAGTAGCGGTCCTCGTCCAACCACTGCGGCTCGCCCTCGCCGACCACGCGCCCGAGGAACACGGACCGCGGCACGCCCCACGCTCGTGCCGTCTCTACTTCTCGCCGATGAGGGAGGCCAGGAGTGCGGAGGCGGCCAACGAGAAAGGGACGACATCGCTGCTGTTGTGCACGTCCCAGGCGGCGTCGAACAGCTTCTTGATCTCGCCCTCGTTGATGACCTCGAACAGCTCGACGACCTGCTCCTCGGTCATCACCGGCTGCACGCACGAGGCGGCGACCAGCGCCCGTGGGAAGGCCTCGGAGTCGAAGGCCTCCTGGCTGTTCTCCGAGGGGTGGGCGGCCAGCAGGTCGGAGTACGCCCGGTCGCCGATGTACCGGAAGACGAACGGCTCTTCGGCCGCGCGGACTTGCTCGTGCACTGTCTTGAGCTGCTCGGCAATCGCGCGGCCCGGGTGCACGGCCGTGAGGTCGTCCGGCTCCCAATCCTCGCTGACACGCGACAGTTCGTCCTGGAGGCGTTCGGCCTCGCCCGCGAGGTCGCCCGCGAGGCAGACCCGGATGGTCTTCTCGCGCGGCTTCGCACGGGCGAGGATCTCCTCGATGCTGCTCGGCATCAGGCCACCGTCGCGGCGGTCGCCGGAGCCGAGGTGACCTTCATAGGCGAGGTGAACTTCATGACCTCGTTCGACGCCGGCGCGTTGTTCTGCGGCTCGCCGCAGGTGATCGGGTACACCTCGCACTTCTGGGACGTGGCCCAGGCGGTGGCGTAGGCGACACCGCGACGGACGACCAGGAACCCGCTGACGCCGTACTTCAGCGTCGTGTACGGGAGGTCCTCGCCGCCGGTCGTACCGCGCTTGAAGGTGACCTCGGCGTCGTAGCCGATCCGGCCAACCGTCTTGGTGTCGAACGTGCTCGCCAGCGAGGACGTGTCAACGTCCGCCGTGGACGGGTCCAGCTTCAACCCGTCGGGGGTGATGCGCGGCGTGTAGTCGGCGCCCGCGTTCAGCTCGGTCGTGGTCGGCGCGGAGATGTTGGCGATGCTGCTCGCCCACACAACCTTGGTCATTCCGTCGTTGATCAGGTCGGACATGAGGGGACCCTCCTCGGGGCATGAAAAAAGCCCCGATCAACGGGGCGGAGCGGGACTGGGGAGCGAGCGTCAGATGACGATGTTGGCGACGGTGACCGACGTGGTCGACGAGTAGGTGATGGACGCGCTGATGCCGTCGGCGGCGGAGGCGAAGAGATCGGCGGTGACCGGGCCGATCATCTTGTCGCCGGTCGTCGCCGGGACGGTCACCACGAGGTCGGCGACCGCCTGGCCGCGCAGCTTGCCGGTGGCCGTGATGGTCACGGTCATCGAAGCGCCAGCAGCATTCTTGACATGCAGGAAGGACCGCTCGCCGCACGTCACCGTGGTGGACGCGGCGGCAGCCGAGTAGGTCGGGGTCAGGCCGCTCAGTGCGACGGCCTGCTGCGCGAGAAGCGCCATGAGGGACTCCTGTCAGGCGGGGATGGACATCAGCCGGTACTGCACCGGCACGAACCAGGACGGCGGGTTGGTGTCGTCGTCGCGCTGCACCGGAGGCCCGCCCAGATCCTCCGGCCGCCACGTAGCCCGGCCCTCGACCGCCAGGGGCGCCGACAGGGCAGTACGGACCTTGTCCGCGGCCCACAGCACACGTTCCATCGAGCCGCCGACACAGGTGATCTGAAACGTCGTCGTGAAGTCCGTGCGCAGGTCCGCGAGGGACTCCCGCACGGCCGTACCGGGCTCCGGGTACAGCACGGTGTACACGTCCGGCGGGGACCAGCCGGACCCGGTGGGCGCGCCGCCGAGGTACACGGTCAGGCCCGCTTCCCCGAGGGCGGCCTGGACCGCGTCCACGTGCGGCAGGACGGCCGGTGTGCTCATCGGCTCACCACCAGGCCAGGCCGCGCTCAGCGATCAGCGCCAACTGCGCCTCGAACCGCGGCTCCTCGGCGTCCAGGGCCCGACCGCCGTCCCGGTGCGGCGGGTTGTGCACCGACCCGTATTCGAGGATGGCGCCGAGCGCGCCCTGCGAGCCACGCGTCCGGTGCAGGTTCTCCGGGCCGATGATGGCCAGGGTGACGTCGCGGCCATAGGCGGCGACGTCATAGCCGATCGTGCGCGGGTAGGCGGGAGCGTGCGTCGGGGCGGAGGACCTCGCGTTGGCCCGCCAGTCCTTCTTGATATTCATCGCCCCGCGCCGCACCACAGCCCGAGCGTCGCGGCGGGCCCGGGGGATCGCGCGGGCCAGATGCCGCTCGAGGCGCCGCACATCGCCCATGTCGAAGCGGGCACTGCTCATGACCGGTCCTCCACTCTGATCCGCCACGCTGTGGACTGGTCGCTGAACGAGGCGCCGGTGACCCACAGGATCAGCCCGGTCATCCGGGCGTCTGGTGAGGCCGTCACCTCGATACGGGTCCCGGGGAGCACCCGGGCGCCGGGCGCCAGCGGCGTGTCCCAGGGCAGGTGCACCTCGTACTCGCGCAGCACGAGTTCACGCTCCCCGGCCTCGGTCTCCTGGCCGGTCGACGCAGCAATCGCCTTCACGCGGGCCTTGCCCGCATACAGGGTCGTCTGGGCACCCGAGGGGGTGGTGCCGGAGGTCCGGTCGAAGACGCCATCGGCCTGCGTGTAGACACGGACGGTGTCCCGCATGCGTTCCTCGGCGGCCGCTCGCCCCGACGCCAGGATGGAGTCGAGGTTCACGGTGTGCCCACCACCCACACGCAGCGCGCGCCGAGTTCGCGTTGCAGAGCGGTGAGTTCGCCGGGCAGCAGGTCGCCGGCGGTCTGGGTGGCTTCGGCCGCGTAGGTCTCGCGGTAGTCGTCGATGGCCCGCTCGCGGATGCCCGCCTCCATGCCGACCGGGGAGTCCGCGATGCGGTTGGCGACCTGGCAGGCCAGTTCCACGATGCCGTCGGGCACCGTCACCCACCCGCGCCGGTAGGTGACGAGCACGCGCCTGGTCCGGCAGTCGGCCAGCCGCAGGTACTCACCGTCCCACCACCAGCCCGTGAGGGCGCTGGTGGTGCCGTCCTCGGCGACCGCCGACACCGTCTGGACTTCCAGGATCGGCGGGGCGGGCAACTCGACTCGGTCACTGTCGACGGTGAGCTGGACGGTGACAACGCTCGGGGTGATGGGCTGTCCGGCCGCGCGCCGGATGCGTACCGACGCGCGGGTGAGCAGAGCGGCGGTGGACGCCTCCGGCAGGGTGTAGCCGTATGCGGTGGCGTCCTCGGGCGTGGCCAGGGAAGGGAGTGGCACGATCCCTCCTCAGCTGCTCGGGGTGCCGTACTTCTCGATGAGGTCGGCCTTGGTCATGCCGTCGGCCTCTTCGGCATCGGCACCCTGGACGACCGCCCAGCCCACCCAGTCCGCCTTGACCGCGGTCTTGGCGGGCTCGGTGAGCGGGGGCGCCGGGACCTGGTCGTCGTCCGAGGGCTCGACGTACAGGCTGCCGTCCTCGTTGACGCGCTGGAGCATGCCCTTGCGCAGCCGTTCCTCGATCGGCTCGGGCAGCGGCAGGTCCATCGCGTGGATGCCTCCGCCCTCACCGCGCAGGTAGATCGTCTCGGCCATGTCAGGTGTTCCTCGGGACTCGCAGGGCGGTGATGGTGCCGGGGACGACGGCAGCGGCCACGTCGACGAGCATGCTGCCGTCGTTCTGAAGGAAGCGGCCGGACTCGAACGGGCCGATCCAGGAGATCGTGTTGGCGGCGACGTTCACGACGAGGTCGCCCTGGCCGCTGGCGATGGCCAGGGGCAGGGTGCCGGCCTTGACGGTGACGTTGCCGCCGGTCGAGCCGGCCGCGACGCGCAGCACGGTGAGCTCGGGTTCGGCCTTGGCGATCGTGTGGCCGTTGCTGGTGCCCGGGTTGAGGGTGACCGCGGTGAGCGAGGAATCCGTGACTCCCGCGTTGGGGAGAAAGTTGCTGTACGCAACGGCGGTGCGTGCCATGGTGGCGTGCCCTCCTGATCAGGTCTGGGACGCGATGGCCGTGGCCAGCGCCTCGGGACGGATGACCTTCGCGCCGTACAGCGCCAGGCCCTTGATGGCGTCCGAGAAGCTCGACTCGGGCCGGTATGCCTCGGTCTTGTTGATCTGCTCGGCGAAGGAGATCGCCGTGCCGTTGCCCGCGGTGACCACGTAGTCGTCGCCGGTCGGGTTGGGGGCGTTGTTCGACATGTAGATGTCGAAGCCGCCGGCGCGGCCGATGAAGCCGTTGCGCAGAGCGGCGCCGGAGTCCGCGGACCGGTCGGCGTTGATGAAGTTCGGGTCCAGCAGGGCTCGGCCCTCGAGCCACGGCGGCACGACCATCCACCGGCCCTGAGCGGGCACGTTGGCCTGGTCGAGGGTGACCTTCAGCGGGACCACGATCTTCGAGTAGAAGTACTCCGGGTTCGAGACCGGGACCGCGATGGTGCCGAGCTGGTTCGCGGACTGCGCCTGCGTGTACAGGTTCGCCACGTACTGGTCGACGATGTCCGCGAGGGCGTAGGAGGCCTCAGACATGGCCTGCGGCATGACGTCGCCCTTGGCCTGTCGCTTGTCGACGTCGTCGACCTTGAAGGCCCAGTACTTGGACTGGTCGACGACCAGCGTGCGCTGAGCGTCGTTCAGTTCCTCAGGCGTGATGACGGTGTTGTTGGGGGTGTAGGTCCCGATCGTGGGCCGGGAGATCGACGTGATGCGGACGGTGTCGCCTGCCGCGGCGATCTCGCCCTCGTAGTCGCGGTTGACCATGCCGGGCCCCGCGTAGATCAGTTCCTTGCGGAGGGCGACCAGGAGCTTGGCGGACCAAATCTCCGGCCGGAAACGCTTGATGGACATCAGTTTCCTCTCGGGGTGGTTATCCGCCGAGGTAGTCGCGGAGCTGACCCTTGCGGTGAGCCTCGTCGATCTGCTCGGGCGTCATCTTCTTCACGTCCTGCTCGCTGAGCTGCTTGGGGCCGCCGGTCCCCTTGCGGGCGCCGCCGTCTCCGGTCCCCTGGAACCTGGGCTCGGCTGCCTTTGCGGCAGTTCCCAGGTAGGGGCGCTCCTTGAGGAGGTCTTCGATCGCGTCGGCGATCTCGGTCTCGTCGACCTGGCCGTCCTCGTCGACCTCGAACTGGGTCAGGTCGAGGAAGGCGAGGGCGTCGCGCGGGTTGGTGAGTTTGCCCGCGGCGGCGGCTCGGACCTCCGAGCGCACGATGCGGGCGTTGGCCCGGCCGGTCGCGGCCCGGTCTGCTTCGCTGCGGATCCGCTCCGGATCGTTGGCGTCGCCGGTGCCCTTGAGCTGGTCGCGCTCGGTCTCGGCGGCCTTGCGCCGCTCGCGTTCCTTGCGCAGCCGCTCCTTCATGGAGGCCAGGGCCTTCTTGCCGGGGTCGCCGAGCTGGTCGGCACCCTCGGGGTCTGTGTCGTCGTCGCCGTCGTCCTGACCGGCGTCGTCCTGGTCGTCGCTGGAGTCGGAGTCGTCCTGATCTCCGGAGTCGTCGGCGCCGTCCTGGTCGTCGTTCTGGTCGTCGCCGTCGGCGTAGAAGACGGGCGACCAGGGGCCCACCGGATAGGGGTGAGTCCAGCCGGCGGCGTGGCCGCGGGCACGGCGAGGCAGGGTGGAAAGATCCATGAGCGTGCTCCCGTTGCGGAAGTCGGGACCAGGCGTTGCGCCAGGTCAGGTCAGGTCAGGTAGCCGAAGCGGCGCAGCATCCGGATGGCGTCCTCGCGGTCGCTGGCCAGGCGGTAGATCTCCTCCGGCATGAGCCGGGGGGTGCGCAGCTGGAAGCGCGGCAGTCCCCGACCGACGTCCCCGCGGCGTGCGAACCGGGTGCCGGTCCGCGCTTCGGTGCGGGCCCGCTCCTGCCGGTAGAAGTAGCCACGGCGGGTGGTGCCTTCCGTGGTGGCCGCCACGCGGCGGCCGTAGGAGTCCACCGTGGTCATGCCGCGGCGTGCATTGACGATCTGGCCCATGTCGCCGCCGTCGCGGATCGCCTGCGCGCCGGCCGAGGTGAAGACCCGGTCCTGCTCGGCCCGTGAAAGGCCCTGGAAGTAGGCCCGCGGGTCGGTGAAGCCGCGGGCGCTGCTGCCCGGACGGGTGGTCGGCGAGAAGCTGTCCCCGTGGAGGCCGCCGCGGTGCTGGTGGCGGGCGATCAGGGTGGTCGGCAAGTGGATGCAGTCGCAGCGCGGGTGCCGCTGGAAGCCCTTGTTCCAGCCGTACTCCTTGCCCGCCAGGATCACGCAGCGGGCGCAGGCCGGGGGCTGCACGACGCGCACGTAGCCCTGGATGGTGCGGCGCCCGGTGATGCCGACGCCGACCGCCCCCCTGCCCGCGTCGGCAACCTCCGAGCGCACGATCGTCGCCAGCAGCCCGCGCCCGGCCCGCAGGCCCTCATCCGCGCTCGCACCTTGCCCGATGGCCCGGTACGCGGTGATGAGCGGCCGCACCATCAGCGTGTCCAGCGGACGCCCGTCCGCGGCGACACCCGCGAACGCCGAGGCGTTGACCATGTCAGCGGCCTCGAGTTCCGCGCCCTGCGCCGCGGCCGTCTCCGCCACGTACTCGCTGGCTCCCTCAGCGGCTGCCATCTGGCCTGCGGCCAGGACGGTGACCAGGCGCGGCCCGACGACAGACCAGGACGCGCGCAGGTCTTTGGCATCCAGCAGACCCCACTCGCGCAGCGCCGCCGCCATCGAGCCGACCGCGATTCTCCGCTGCCGGGCCGCGTACCGCTGCGCCAGGACGAGGGACTCGGTCACGGTCCGCCGTCCGGGAGCCCGGCCGGGACCGGGAGCGGCGCCGGCGGACCGCCGCCCATGATGGCGGAGACCGGGTCGAGTTCGGCCTCTCGAGCCCGCATGTCCATCAGCGTGGCCACCTCGGTCGGTGTCAGCCCGAACCGCAGCGCCAGCCACTCGAACGGGAACCCGATCTGCTTCAGCTTCAGCAGGCTGTCCGTGAGCTGGGCCAGGTTCCGTGACTGCGGGTCCCGCCACAGCACCGAACCGCCGCCCACCGCCTTCCCCTTACCGTTCTCCCCACGGGCGAGACAGATGAGCTGGAAAACCTCCCGGAGGGCCTGCCCATACCAGAGCTGCTTCTCCTCGACACGCTTCACGAGGCCGGTCTCCGCCGCGATCAGCGCGTCCCCGGACAGGTTCGCCATCTTCCCGACCAGATAGTGCTGCGGGGTGCGGGTCTGCGCGGCGATGTGCCCTACGGCCACTTCGATGATGTCGGTGTAGGCGTTCAGGTTCGCCGGGTTCCAGCTTTCGACCTTGGCGTTCGGGTTCTCCAGCCACAGGATGCGGTCGGTGACGAACTTCTTCAGGTCGATGGGCCGCTCGCCGACCTTCTGCCCGTTCGCGTCCAGGATCGGAATCTTCGGGATCTCCGCCCCGATGACGATGCGCTGCTCGAGGCTCGCATAGTCCGAGGTCGTGAACAGCTGTGCCCACAGCAGGTTGATCGCGTCCTGCATGGCGATGACGCCCGCGACGTCCGACACCGGCTCGGAGGCCAGCAGCGGCCGGTTCGGGAGCTCCACCAGCGGCACGACGCCCATCGGGTTCGGCTGAGGGTTGGGCTCGTTCCTCACGTCCCGGGGCGTCCAGGACTCCACCACCGCGTCGGCCTCGGCCATCTGCGGCGACTTCTGGTCCCCCTTGGAGAGCGCGCGCTCGAACTTCCAGACCTCGTCGGGCAGGTAGAGAGTCGCGAACTCCCGGAAACCGTCCTGCCACATCTTCAGGCCCGCTCGGCGCTTCCGCCGGGAGCCAGGCTCGTACTGCACGACGGCCGACGACGCGTCCTCGAACGTGACGCAAGGGGTGTCCTCGTCGTCCGGATCACCCCACACCAGAACGAAGGCGCGGGCCGCGTTCCCGGCACCGAGGAAGCCCAACTGGCTGTCCGCGTCCAGGCCGTTGCGCTGCCAGACCTCCCACAGCGTGGCGTCCGCCTTCACCTCGCCGGGCACCTGCACCCCGGTGACGGTGAGGCGTTCCACGGGCGAGTCAGATACCGGCTGGGTCCAGTTGTCGGAGAAGCCCTCGTAGCGGTCGGCGCAGTACTTCCGGAACTCCTCAGAGGCGAACCGCAGCGGGTGCTTGCCCCGGTAGTACTGATCGTGCCGGCGCACATCTCCGGACCGGGCCGTCAGCTCGGTAGCGAGGACGTCGACCAGGCGCCGGGCCTGTTCCTCCGTGACCACGCTCGCCCCCTCTCATGCCGTGTAGGCGTAGTAGGCGGGCGGCGGCTCGGCCTGGCCGGCCGCGATGGCGTCGGAGGCGGCCTCATGCGCGAGGATCGACACCACAGCCAGGTCGATCTTTTGGTGGGCGGTGGCCTTGCGCAGCACGTACCGGTTCGACGTGCGGGCCGCCTTCCGGGCGTTGCGCACGTGGATGGACGTGGTCTCGCAGCCGTCGTGCCGGAACGTGCTGTCCTTCTTGGTGACGTCCGTGAGCAGCTGCTCACAGGCCGCGTGCATCTGCACGACGCGGTAGGTCTGCCACTCGGTGACGCGCTTCTCGCCGTGCCGGGCCTGCCAGGCGGCGACCTCGCTGGTCCAGTACGGCGGGTCGCAGTACATGCGCACCACGTCGTAGCGCCGCATCAGCTCGTCCACCGCGGCGTCGACCTCGAGCCGGGGAACCTGGCCTTCCCACTCGGCCGGGTCCCAGATGCACGGCCGCCGGTCCGGCCCGTAGACGGGCGTGAACTGGTAGCCGTCGAGCGTCTCGGCGCGGATGCCGGTCCAGTCGTCGACGTCCGAGCCGTCGAAGCCGAGCACGATCCGGGCTCCGCCCGGCACTTCTTCCCGGACCGCTCGAGCGTCCCAGCGGTCGTGCTGGAGCCAGGTGCCCATGCCGGCCGTGATGCGGTTGCCGTGGAAGCGCTCCGCTTCCGCGGGTTCCTTCTCGAGCAGCTCGGAGGCCTCGCCCTCGATGGCGTCGAGGTCGATGTGCGTACTGCCGTCGTAGACGGCGGCGTGAATCTTCCGGCGGTCCGTCTTCTTGGCGTAGTCCAGATCCTTGGGCGGCAGCCGGTGGAACCGGTACACGTCCTTGACCTTGGTCTCTGCCGTCTTCTGGGCTACCGAGTTCTCGGTGGGGTCCCAGGCGTTCGTCTGCTCGAGCGAGCGGCCCGACATGCCGGCCAGGCCACGGCGTTGCGTCGTGGCCACCTTCGTCATGCCGTTGCCGTCGTTCCAGATCCCCGTCTCGTCCTGCGCGGCGAACGTGATCGGGTTGCCCAGCCGGGACTGGGCGCTCGAGGTGACGACGTCGATCCGGCCGTCGCCCGGCAGCCGGATGAACTGCTCGCCGACCCGCATCACTTCAGCGAGCGGCCCATTGCGGATCATCGCCTGGAGCGGGCGATACGTGTTGTCGGTCTGGTCCTCGGAGGTCGCCGTGATCTGGATCAGCGGCTGATTCCACGAACGGCCCATCGGCTCGCCCGGCTCGTACTCGTACACCCAGCCGCAGCCGCACCGATGATCAGAGCACCGGTACCGCTCGCCACCCTGCGCCCACCCGTTGAAGAGCACCGGGCCGACACCCTCGGCGGCGATGATGCTGGCGGCCCACGGTCCTTTCCCAGATTTTTGAGGTGCGACCGCCTGCGCCCGCCGGTAGTGGAACGCCGTCGACCGCTGGCCGAGCTCGGCGTCCGGCCGGACCCGGTACAGGTTGGCCGTGATCCGCAGCTGCCAGTCGTACATCTGGAACGACTTCGGTGTGGTGTCGAGGCCGCCGACCGACTGGAGCAGGCAGTGCCGGGCGATCCAGTCCGGGACGACGAACAGGGTGGGGAAGTCGAGGGACCAGGTCCCGTCGTCAGCCGCTACCACCAGGCACCGCCCTGAGCCGAGCACGTGCTGAGGTCGGCGCGATCGTCGGCGTCGGCCCGGCCAGCATCTCGTCGTCCTCGCTCGGACGCTCGACACGCCACCGGTTCGCCCGCATCCCGGGCGTGGTCAGGCCCAGAGCATCGGCCATCTGCCGGACCAGAGTGCCCAGGTTGACGAAGGCCTCCGGCTTCTCCGCCTCAGCGAGGCGGCGCACGTACAGGGCGACCTCGATGTCCTGGCTGTACCTCTCCCACATGAGTGCCTGGGGCATCTCCCAGAGGCGGTCCCACAGGTCGGCCTCGCGGTCGGTCTGCTCAGTGAGTGGCCAGTCGGGCGTTGCGCCCTGGCGGCCCTCGGCGGGCAGGATCGTCCACTCGCCGGCGTCCCGTTCGCGCCTGAGTGCCTGGGGGTCCGGCGGCGGGCCGGACCTCGAGCGTGCTCCACCTTTCGGCATGTTGATCACTCCACTCGGCCGTGTTGCACGGCGTCAGCGCTGTCACCTTGCGTGACGGCGGAGCATGATCACCGGGGGCTCTGAACCCGGAAAACCAGGGAGCCACCTCCCCGGCGGTCCTCGTCAAGATCGTTCTGGGGGTCCCTCCCCATGATCATCATCACTCTCTGTAATGATCTGGCCAACGCTTTGACCTGCGGCGATGCCAGGGCGTCACTGCCAGGTGTAGAGGGCGTCGCCGTCCTGGTGCCGGTGCTCGTGGCCGAGCCGGCCGGGCGGCAGGTCCGGGTCGTCGGGCGGCTCGGTGCAGGTGACCTGGCCAGCCAGGACTGGCAGGCAGTGAGGGGCGCCGCACGCCGGCCGCGCCTCGTCTGCCTTCGCCGGCCGAGCCTCTGCCGCCTTCTCTGCTGCCGTCTCGTCGTCGGCCTCGGTCTTGGCCTTGGTGGTCATGTCGCCTCCTGCGGGTAGCCGAAGCCTTCGAGGTCGGCGAGTTGGGGAGCGGTGCGCTCGATGCACCAGGCCTTGTCGCTGCACTCGGGGTCGATGAGCGGTCGGCCTTCGGGTGAGCGTTGGATCTCCTGGTACCGGATGACCGCCTGCTTCCCGTCCGTCTCGACGGTCAGTGGTTCGATGGCGACGGTCTTAGGGTCAATGCCGTTCGCCTCGACCCATCGGCACAGGACCTCACGGTGTTGCCCAATCTGAGCCGCGCTGATGGTGTGCAGGACAGTCACGCGTTCCACCCTCCTGGCTGAGCCTGCGCTGTGCTGCGGTTATGGCAAGAACTGCAGAGCCCCCGTCCATGCCGGGGGTCGTCCGGGTCAAGCTGTTGCTCGACCAGCTCGCGTCGGCTGAGCGGCCAGTGATCGGCGTGCACCGAGGGCTGGGCGCAGGGTGATCCGTGGCCGTGCTCCTCGTCGGTGCACACGCACTGCGGGTCACGGGCGAGCACGCCGGGCCGGAAGCGGCTCTCGTGTCCTCGCCCGTAGCCGCGCTGTCGTGCGCTGCCTCGCTGCTTCTCGGCCTCGCTGCGGTGGTCGTCGCACTTGCCGTGCTGCGTGTACTCGGGGCAGCGGGGCACCGAGCAGACGCGCCAGCTCTGGGACTTGGTCATCAGGCGCGCTCTCGTTCGCGCAGCAGGTTGGACATGGCCAGCCAGGAGTCTGCGAGCCCTTCCAGCCGCTCCATGAGGGGAAGGTTGGTGAGCTCCAGTTCGGCGCGCTCCAAGAGGCGGGCAGAGTTCGCGATGGCCTGCTCTTCGGTGGGGACCATAGACGCCTCCGATCGGTACGCTGGCGCCCTTTGGGGGTGGTGAGCATGAAGCAGAAGTTGGACGTTCCACTCGGGATCGTCGTCGCGGGCGTGGTCCTGATAATCGGCTGCCGGTTGGTCACGTGGTGGCCTGGGGTGATCCTTGGCGCCGCGATGATCCTCGGTGTTCTGGCCGCGGCAGCGGTGAAGCGGCGGCCGAAGGAGTAACGGCGAGGGCGGGGCAGGCCTACACCCTTGGGGGCCACGCCCACGTGCCGGCCTCGTCGCCCTCGTGGCGGGAGGTGGCCCAGTGGCTGTCGGGTCCGTCGAGCAGGACCTGGAGGTTCAGCGCCTCGTCACCGTATGACGCGACGACGATCGCCGGGTACGCGTGTCCAGGCTGCGGCGAATTGCCGGTGATGCTGTCGTGGCTGCGCTGCTGCCGAATGCGGCGGGCGTCGTCCTCGGTCAGCTTGTACAGGACGATGCGTCCGATGGTGGGCATGGCTGCCTCCCGGCGCCGGTGGGTTGTTGCACGGCGACGGCCCGGGGTTCAGGTCCGCCGGGCCGCCGCCGTGACTCTGGGGCCGGTCAGAGCCGGCGGATCTGGAAGGCGAGGGAGATGCGCGCCAGGCGTGCCCGCTCCTGCACCGCGAGGGGGATCGGAACGGGGGTGGGGCCGCAGCAGCCCTTCAGGCAGGTCGGTTCTCCGTCTGAGACGAGGTGGACGTGCTTGCCCTCGCGAGCGAGCAGGTGGGCGGCCTCGGCGGCGCTCCGGGGCGCCTCGACTGTGGCGGGCATGAGCGCCTCCGGGTACGACAAAGGCCCCGCCAGTGGCGGGGCCTCGGGTGTCTGCGATGCCCGTGTGCGGGCATGACTGTACGCGGAAAGGGTGACACCTGAGTGATCGCAGGTCAAGCGGCCTTGCGCGCGCGGCGTTTCAGCGCGAGGGCGGTGACCTCCTCGACCGCGTACCAAGGCTGCCCGGTGCTGCCGCCGGCGTGGGTGAGCTGCCCTCGTTGGACCATCTTGCGGACGGCGGGGAGGCTGACGCCGAGGACTCGGGCGACTTGGTGGGCAGTGAGGTGGCCGGGTCGGATGATCTGCGACTCCATGCCTCCATGATGCGGCAGGGAGGGACCCTGCGGTGGGGAGGCGCAACTCCCGGATTCCGGGGGTTGGGGTGTCTTCCCAGGGTGCCTCCCTCGCCTCCCTGACTCGCCATCTCCGCAGGTCATGTGCAGGGAGGCGGTAGGGGAGGCGGTGAGGGAGAACTCCCTCAGTCTTCGGCGCCTCCCTCGTCGTCGATGTCGTCCTCGCGGGCCGCGATCGCGTCGAGGATCCGGTCCAGGCTGACGTGCATCTTCCCGCCGTTCGTCTTGTACTCGCCGTGCCCGGCCTCGTCGAGAACGCCCTTGAGGTCCCGGAAGGACCAGCTGCCGTAGACGAGCGGGTTGCGGTCCTGGAGGCCGTGCAGAACGTCCTGCGTCCGCATCCGCGGCTCGTGGCCGAGGACGACCGCGATGTCGGCGAGCGGGTCGGGCACCTCGAACGCGGGTGCGTCGGCCGGCCGGGTGCCGTCGTACAGGGCCATGGCTCGCTCGACGACCGGCGTCACCTCGTCGATGCCCTTCTCCGGGTCCCGTTCGACGTAGTGGGCACGGATGATCTCGAACGGCTTGCTGGTGAACCCGTAGGTCACCGCCGTGCCGACGTCCTGCCCGGGGACCAACTCGGTCGCCCTGATCCCTGCCTTGTACTTGCCCGAGCCGAGCAGGCCGTCGTTCGCGACCTGGTCGCCGACCGCGAACGCCACGCGGTGGGAGGTGTTGCGGGTGACGTCCCGCGGGATGCTGTCGGCGGTCGGGGAGACGGTGACCCAGATCAGGGTGATGCCGACCTTGCGGGCCTTCTTCATCACGCGGATGGCCAGCTCAGCGGCCTCTTTGCCGTACTCCTTGCTCATGAACAGTTCGTGGCACTCGTCGAAGACGACGACCTTGGGCCGCATCCGCGCGTCCCGGGAGGCCAGTTCACGGGTGAGCTTGGTCGACTCGCCGCCGAGTTCTTCGAGCAGCTTGCCCCGGGTGGTCACCTCGTTGGCCAGACCGCGGAGCGCATCGAGGCCGGCGCGCAGGTCTTCGGGGTCGTCGCCCTTGACCAGGGTTCGCAGGCGCGGCCGGAGCGGGTCGTAGTCGACGTTCGTCGCCATCACGTAGACCTCGGCGATGACGAGCGGGTCGAGGATCGCGCCGAGCAGCAGGGAGACGACGATGGACGTCTTGCCGGACCCCATGATCCCGCCGACGATCCAGTTCTTTCCCATGAGCTGGCCGATGATCTCGTCACCGCGCTGGGACACGGCGACCGGCACGCCCTTGAAGTAGTCGGTCGTGCCCTCGTGCAGCAGCGGCCAGTCCGGTACGACGCCGTTCAAAGAGCCCTGGTCGGCGACCCAAAGGTCGAGAACGCCAGGCATGTTGGGCGGCTCGGTCGGCCACACCTCGACGGGCTTACGCATCAGGTTGTGCGCGAGGACGTTCTTCTTCGCGTTGACCATCTCGACGGTGACGCCCATCGGCAGCTGCAGCTGCGTGTGATAGCCGTTGCCGAGCCTGGTCGTGGGCGACACCCAACGGGGCTGCCACCCTTCCTTGATAGCGGCGTTGAGCTGCGGAATCGACAGCTTGCCCAGAGCGCGCAGGATGGCGTTCTCGTCGGGCAGTACGCCCATGTCGCCTGCTTCGACGGGCAGGGCCCAGGTGGGCGCCGTCTTCTGGCCCTTGCCGACCGCCCAGGCGCCGGCCACGGCGAGCAGCGGCAGCGAGTACAGCAGCGGCTCCCACACGATCCCGGCGATGAACGCCACCCAGCCGACGAACTCGACGACGGCGTTCGTCGGGGCGAGGACATCGCGCATGTCGTGGTTGTAGGCGGCCAGCATGATGCCGACCATCAGCAGCAGTCCGCCCGTGCCGACGGCCGCCGAGGCGATGGCCTTCGGCAGGTTGAGAACCATCTGCAGGAGCTCCATACGGCGGCGATGCCGGGCGAACCGGAAGGCGTAGGCCCGCTGCTCCCACTTCTGCACCATCTCCTCGTTGCCGGACGCTTCGGCGATCCGCATCATCCGGTGATGCATCGCCGCGGTGCGGGCCTCCCAGGTACGCCGGGCGAGTACGCGGCTGCCGCCGACGACGAACGCGCCGTGCCGGACCGTGAACCGGTACGTGGGACTCTGGCGGGTGTCGATGAACACGCGGCGCAGGGAGTCGATACGGATACGGCGCCGCGGCCGTACTCCGGGCTCGGGTGCGGGTGTACTCGGTGTACCTGCCTTGTCGAGTACGACGGGTACGGGCGTACCTGCCGCCTCAGCATTGGCGGGTACGTGAAGATCCGTCATGCTGGTCTCTCCTTGTTGCTCGATGGGTGACGAGGGACACGGGGCGCCCGGGTGTACCTGGCCGGGTACGGGCGCCCCGTGGCGTACCTACTTGCCGTTCTCGCGCTTCTCCGCCTTCTCGCGGATCCGGTCGACGCGGTTCTCCAGCCGCTTCACGGACTTGCCGCGGGCCTGCCGGCGGTCGATGCGGACGCCGAGGAGGATCACGGCCGCCAACTCGCGGGCGTTGTGCGGGTCATGCTTGGAGACGGGCATGGTCAGCTCCCGTTCTGCCGACGGACGGCGTCGGTCATGTCGGCCACGGTCTGCGCGAACGTGCCGTCGTTCTCGTGGATGGCCTCGATGAGCGCGTGGGCCAGGCCCTGCGCGTCTCCGGCCGCGTTGGCGGCGAGCGCCTCGGCGGCCTTGGTCTCGATGAACTCGTTCGTCATGTCAGGCCTCCGGGGCGGTGTCGTCGGTGCTGGTCATGGCTGCGGCGATCGCGGCGTGGCTGTCGGCCACCTGCGCCCACAGTCCGCCGGCTGCGGCGAGCGGTACGGCGATGGCTCGGGCGTCACCGCGGGCGGCCATCTCGGCGTCCCGGGCGAGGCCGGCGGCACGGTCGAGGGCGGCGCCGGCCAACTTCAGGTGTACGTCTCGGTTCACGGGTTCCTCCTGGTCAGCGGTGCTTTTGGATGTCGGTCCAGATGGAGCGGAGGACGAGAGCGAGGATCGCGACCGAGACGGCGCCGATGGCGACGGCCACCGCGAAGAGTGCGGCGACCAGGCCCCCGGCGATGCCGAGGCCGCCGATCGTCAGCCACTTCCGAGCGTCGAACTCCTGCCGGGCCGGCTGCGGGGCGGGCGCCTGCTGCTGTGTCGCCTGCTGCACGGCGAGGATCGCGGCGATCGTCCGCACCAACTCCGTGTTGTCGGCAGCGGCGACGGCGTCCTGCGCCGCCTTCTCCAGTGGGTTGGTCATGACAGCTCGCCTTCGAGTACGGCGCGGATACGGCGGGCCCGGGGCTGGCCGATCTCGTACTTCTCCTTGAGCTCCCGGTACGTCGGGATGCGCCCGCCGAAGTCGACGCGGGTACGCGCAATGAGCTCGTCCTCGTCGTCGGGTACAGGAGCAGATACGCGAGTACGCGGCTCCTCAGCGGCGAGTACAGGCACCTTCTCCGCGGCGACGGGAACATGGTCCAGCCGGTCGACGATCGGCAGCAGCTCGACTACGGGAGCGTCCTCGACCGGCGCGGCGTACTCGACAACCGCGGGCGTATCCGCATGGTCGGCTGCACCACTCAGCGAGTGCACCCGCCACAGAACCAGCGGGGCGATGGCGGATACGGCGACGACGAGCGGCACGTTCACGGGCAGCAGGCCGGCCGTCACGAGGTGACTCGCCGCGTTCACGCCGATCATCGCGGCGACTGCGGCGAGTACGTCACGGTGCGCCCGCAGCGCTCGCACGGTGTAGATGTCCAGGGCGCCCGGTACGGCCGCGGCAACCCACTGGTTGAAGCCGACCTGGCGGGCCAACTCGTACTCAGCGGAAGCCGTCGCGACGAGGGCGAACAGCAGGGCGCCCCACTTCAGGTAGTCGTTCTTCACCTGTCCGCCTTGGGGGCGGCGGCGGGATGGCTGCCGTACCGCTCCGGCTCGCAGATGACGCAGACGTGTTCCGTGCCGCCGTCGCCGCAGTTGTCGACGCACGATCGGCAGAACCGGGTGTCCTTGTGGCGGGCGGCGCCGTCGAACCGGGTGTCGCTGGGGTCGAACGGCCGGTGGCAGCGCTTGCACAGGCCCTCGGCCCGCTTGTCGGCGTCGGCCTGCTCGGCGGCCAGCTTGCTGCGGAGGTAGTCGACGTTCCAGCCGAGGTCTCCCGGGTCTCCGGCGAGGGCGGCCTTGACGGTGGACCGTACCCACGCGGTGCGGTCCAGGACCCGCTGGTCGTAGTCGTGGGCGTCGAAGGGCACGGTGATCGCGTCGAGGACGGCGTCGAGCAGGGCTCGGAGGGCGGCGGCCTCGGCGGTGCGGCCCGTTTCGGGCTTGGGCGTGGGCATGGAAAGATCGGCCATAGCCGGATCTCCTCCTGGTTAGGTCAGGTAGGCGTTCGGTCAGGCCCTTGGCTGGCGTTGGCGCGCCGGCCTTGGGCCGTCTTCAGTTGTAGGCCTAGTTGGACTTCCGCTCGAAGGCGCGGATGGCTTGGTTCACGCTCGGCCGTTTCACCCCGAGTTCTCGGGCGACTTCGGCCTGGCTGCCCAGTTCTGCGACGCCGTCGATGAGGGCTTGGGCCCGTTCGTCGGTGGCTTCCTGGTAGGCCTTCTGTGCGGCTTGCTGCTTACGGACGGCCTCGTCGTGCCGCTGTCTCCATGTAGTCACGTCCCTCCTCGTACCGGAGGTGACCGCCGGACCACAAGTGTAAGCATGGGTACTTACGTCGGTCAAGGGTGGCATGGCTCGTCTACGGGCTGAAAGTGGTGGAGCATCAGGAACTCGTCCGCCTCGTAGACGTACTCGCACCAGGGGCACACCAGGCTCGTCTCCCCGGCCCGGTGCCGCAGCGGCGCCCCGCACACCGCGCCGTCCGCGCCGACGATGGTGACGCACTGCCCGATGCGTCGGCCGCGGTCGTCGCCCTCGCCGAGGACGGACAGGGCCTCGCCCTCCAATGCCCGTACCTCCCGGGCGAGGTCGCCGGCGGACGGGTACTCGGCGGCGATCCATTCCAGGCTCATGCCGAGCCAGCGAGCGGCGACCTTGATGCGGCGGTCGACCCCGGCCTCGATGACGGGCTCGCCCCAGCCGCGCCAGGCCTGTACGTCGGACCTCCAGCGCTCCAGGACGCAGGCCATGCCGCCGTACCAGAGGTCGAGGGCGCTCTCGTTGACGGGCGACGAGGGGCCGGGGCGCCCGGCGGAGACGCGCTCCGCCGGGGCCCGGGTGACCGGTGCGAGCGACGTGGCCAGCCGAGCGGCGAGAGCGGGGAGACGCTCCAGCCGCTTGGCGAGGGCGAGCGTGTCGCCGGGGCACAGGTGGCCGTACTCCAGCGGCCGCTCACACAATCCGCAGTCGTTCACGGGGCGGTGCTCTCCTTGGGCTCGGCGAGGGCTGCGCGCAGCTCGACGGATGCGCCGCCATGGGTGCGGAGGATGGCCCACCTGCGGGCGAGGCGCTCGGCGCGGGCGACGGCGGCCTCTGCTGCCGCAGCACGTCGCTCGGCCTGCGCGAGGGCCTTGTCTGCTCTGTCGCGGTCGGCCTCCATCTCGACGGCCTTGGCCTTCCAGATGTCGCCGCGGCGCCATCCCCGGGCGGCGTTGTCGTACAGCTCGTCGAGGTCGTCGTCCGTGATGGTGCTCGCGGTCTTCCGGGGCTTGCTCATGCGGTGCTGTCCTCTCTGGAGCAGGTAGCCGGGTCGTGCTCGGCGCCTGCGGTTGCCCACCAGGTCTCGCAGCAGGCGGCGGCCATGGCCTCGGCGACGGTGATCTCGGCGCCCGGCGTCCGGCGGGGGAGCGTTGGGCGGGCGGTGCGGTTGCGGGCGCCGTCCGTGCTGAAGAGGTCTCGGGCGATGGCCGTGGCCTCGGCGTGTTCGGTCTCGCGGATGAGAGCGATGAGCGGGACGAGGGAACAGGCGGCGAGGGCGGCGACGGCCCACAGCGCGCCGTACATGGCCTGCTGGACAGTGGCGTAGGCGAGGAACAGGGAGGTGGCGCCGTAGATGCTGCACACGACGCGGGCGAATCGGGTCATGAGGTCAGGCCTCCTCGGCGGTGGTGAAGGGGTTCTGCTCCGGCGGGCCGCCCGCGCGGCGCCGTGCGAGGTACGCCTTGAACTCGTCGACGGCCTGCCGGTCGCCGGGCGTGAGGGTGACGTTCGGGTTGTTGCCGCAGCGCAGGCCGCCCGCCGGCGTCTCCACGGCGGCCGGGGTCGCCTCAGCCTTCCGGCGGAAGCGGCCAGCGAGCAGGCGGCACAAGTCGGTGCAGCGGGCCTTTGCGCTCGGGTGGAAGTCGATGCCTTCGAGTTCGGTGGCGACCTCGGCGAGGACGGTGGCACGGCTGCTGGTCAGCTTGGCGCGGAGGCTGCGGACTTCAGCGACGAGCGCCAAGACCACCGCCGGGTTCGCAGCGGCGATGAACGCGGCGTCGGCCCACACGTTGCGGTTCTCGTCCCACGGCGTTTGGCTCATGGTCGGCAGCCACGCGCGGAGGTCGGTGTTGTTTCCTTCGCCGGACAGGACGGTGGCGGTGTACCCGTACTGGCCGAGGTGGGTGTCGTGGTCGCGCCACGGTCCGGGCGTAGCTGCGGCGGCGCGGGTCTCGATCTCGTCGAGCTGCTGCTCGGTGAGCGGGTTGGGCTGGGTCTCCATGGGTTCCTCCGTGGTGTGATGGGTGGAGGGCCGGGCCTGATAGCGACAGGCCCGGCCTGCTACGCGGCGGGGACGAGCAGGGAGTCGAGGACCGACGTCACGTGCTCGGTGTCGATCAGGTCGGCGATCTCGCCAGCGGTGGCCTGCCGGGGGACGGTGATCCCGCGGCGGCGGCAGAGACCGAGCTGCTTCGGGCTGGGCTTGCCCGAGCGCCAGCGGGCCCCGCGGTCGACGAAGGCGCCGGGGGCGACCTTCGTGGCCTGCTGCTCCAGCCAGGCCAGAGCCTCGCCGAGGGGGCGGGCCGCATCGTCGTGTGGCGGGTGCACTCCGTGGACGTCAGTCCAGCGGCGCATCCGGTAGAGGCGTGAGCCCGGGTCCCGGACGAGGAAGAGCACCATCGAGTTCGAGACGCGGATGAACCACGTACCGGCGGGCGTCCGGAGCCACCTGATGGACGAGCCGCCGAAGAGGTTGATCTCCTCGGCCGTGATCTGCGCGGCCAACGTCCGGCGCTTCTCCGTGGCGGCGTGCTCCTCGGCGACCTGCCGCAGGCTCTTGCCCTCCTCGGCCTGGCCGACCTCCCGCTCGGTGAGGTCGACCATCGAGGCCAGCTTGTGGCGGGACGCCGCGCCCATGACGTCGAGCAGCAGGGCATCCGTTTTGCCGGGCGCCGGGCGGAGACCGCGGCCGACCATCTGCACGTACAGGCCGGGGCTCTTGGTCGGGCGGGCGACGACGATGCACGACGTGTGCGGCGCGTCGAACCCCTCGGTCAAGACCATGCAGTTGGTGAGCACCTGCACGTCGCCGGCCGCGTACCGGGCGAGGGTGGCGCGGCGCTCGTCACGGCCCATGTCGCCCCACACCGGGGCCGCGCTGATACCGACCGCCGTCAGGGCCGCGGCGGCGGCCTGAGCGGTCGCCACGGTCGGTGTGAAGACGACGCCCGCTCGGTCGCTGGCGTGGTCGACGTACGCCTTGGCGATGGCGTCCAGCGCACCGCTGTCCTCCAGCGCCTTGCCGAGCTGGCCGTCGACCAGGTCGCCGCCGCGGGTCTTCACCTTGTTGAGGTCGAGGGTGTCGACCGTGATGGACTTGCCGCGGACGTCGCAGAGGTAGCCGTCGCTGATCATGTCGAGGATGTCGAGGCGGAAGACCACGTCTTCCCACACCTCGGCGAGTCCGCCGTCGGTGCGCGTCATGGTCGCGGTGAACCCGGCGACCGGTACTCCGTCCCAGGCGCCGAAGTGCCTGAGGACGTCCATGTAGCCGCGAGCCGCCGCGTGGTGGCACTCGTCGACGATGATCAGGCCGATGTCGCGGATGGCCTCGCGGCGCCGCGGTACGGCCAGGGTCTGGACGCTGGCCACGATCACGTCGGCGTCCTGGTGGTCGTCGCGCTTCGCCTTGACGATGCCGACCCTCAGCATCGGGTCGACGGCAAGCAGCTTGGAAGCGGCCTGCTCGATCAGCTCCTCCCGGTGGGCGATGACGAGGACTCGTCGTCCGCCGAGGGCGTCGAGCATCTGGTGTGCCAGGTGGGAGAACACGACGGTCTTGCCGGCGCCGGTGGGCAGCACGACGGCCAACCGGTTCTGGCCGTCGGCCCATCCCTTGCGCAGGGCCTCGATGGCGTCGAGCTGATACGGGCGGGGGGTGAAGGACATGGGGCACCTCGATCCGAAGGAGAGGGGAGAGGGGCGGTACGCGCTGCGTACCGGCTGCGTACCGGCTGCGTACCGGGGCAAAAGCAGGGTTGACCTGCTGTTATGTCTCTCTAGAGAGCTAGTGGTACGCAGGTACGCAGAAACACACAGGGGTCTATGTGTGCGCGCTCGCACGCACGCACCCGCACACACGCACACGCCTGAGGGGTGCCATTTCCGGGCGACTGCGTACCGCCCCGAAAGCGGCATCCGGAATGCCTCTGACCTGCGGAGACTCGGGCGGCGGGGTGGTACGCACTCAGTGCGTACCACCACCGTGGCGGCCGTCATGCCGCCTCGTCCTCGTCGCCGAAGCTGAGGCCCTTGGGCGTGAAGGCGAGGCACTTCGCGCGGACGCCGTCGAAGCGTCGCGGCACGAGGTGCGCCGGCCGCTGGCTCTTCAAGGTCTTCAGGTACTCGGCGTCGACCCAGCTACCGACCACGGCATCGAGGGAGTAGTCGGCATCGGCGAGGATCTTGCGGACCCGCTCAGGCAGGAGCGCGACCTCGGTGACACCCTCCTTGGTGGACAGGACGCCGAGCCAACCGGAGTACGGCGGCTTCTCGTTCATGGCCGCGCGAGTGGCGCTGAACAGCTCGTGCGCGTGGCCTGCCACGTACTCCCGTAGGACGTCGAGCGCCATGTCGGGCCGGTTGTCGGTGGGGTTGTGCGCGGTGAACAGGCCCCGCCACACGTCGTGCGTGAGCGGCTCGTACGGCAGCAGGCCGGTACGGCAGGCGAGCGTCTCGGCGAGGACCAGGGCAGCGACCATAGGCGCGCGCCGGTTGGTCATGTCCCCGTTGCCGCGGAACTCGTCGACCAGCGTGCGGTGGTGCTCCCTGAGCTTCTCCCTGCCGTTCGGCTTGGCGAGGCCGCTGAGGATGTACCGGATGAACTCCGGTCCCGCGTGCCCGTGGTTGGCGAGGACGCCCTCACGGGCGGCTGCCGCCGTCGGGCCGCCTCCGTCACCGAACGGGGCGATGGTCGTACCGAGGATGCGAGCCGCCGCGCCCTGGCTGGTGGTGAAGCTGAGCGCGGGCCGCTCGCCGGACGACAGGAGGATGGTCTCCCAGGGCAGCATGTTGCCGAACGCCCCGCCCGACCTGGCCTTGCCGTGGTTCATCGGGAGTTGGTAGAGCACCTCGTCGATGAGCGTGTCGTCGGTGACGGCCATCGTCTCGTCGAAGACCGTGAGCAGGCCTCGGACGAGGTTCAGCCGCTTCTCGATCGCGTACAGCGTGGTGCGCCAGTTGGACATGGCGGAGGCGTGCTCGGACGGGTCGGCCCACACGCTGAGCGCGACCTGAAGTGCGGTCGTCTTGCCCTTGGTGGAACGGCTGGAGATGTCGAGGGTGAAGCTGTTGAGACCGAGCGGCTTGAGCAGCGGCGCGGCGAGCGCCGCGGCGACGGCGACGCGCGGCACCGGGAAGCCGGCCAGCGGGGCAACGGTCGCCTGCCAGTCCTCCAGCGTCCCCTTCCTGGTGTGCGCTCGGGCCGGGCCGCGCTGCTCCTCGAACGCCGTGTCGACCTTGATGCCGTCCTCGGGGGAGCTGACGAACGTGCCGTCGTCCTGCCAGCCGAGCCAGCGGGCCAGCTGCTCGGACGGGATGCGGTGGACGTTCTCCGCCTCGAACTCGGCGAGCCACTTCTCGACGGCCCGAGCGTCGCCCTCGACCGCGGGGAGTCCGGCCGAGCCGAGGGTCTCGATCAGCTTCCGCCCGCGCTTGGCCGTCTCGCGGCTGACGATGCGGGAGATGCGGCGCGGCCGGCCAAGGCTGCGGTCGATCCAGGACAGCTCTACGTACTGGTCGCCCTCGGGGTCCTCGAAGGTGGCCGTCACGACCAGCGGGGCGAAGGTGACGCGGGTCCAGCTCTCGCCGCTCTGGCTGAGCACTTCGACGCCCCGGCCGGTGAGCCGGTAGTCGTACGGCGTGCGGACCGTGGCCGGGAGGCCGAACGTGTCCGCGTAGTCGAAGCCTTCCGAGTCACGCGTGGTGTCGCCCTGGGGGGCCTGCTCCTCGTCGGCCCTGGCGTGCTCGTCCTCGTCGGGCGCCGCGGCAGGGGCAGGGGCCGCCAGCGCGGGTGCCGGTGCCGGGCCGAGGGCGCGAGCGGCGGTGGGTGCGCCGACGGTGGCCAGGTGCCGGCTGCCGTAGCCCAGGCGGGCCAGCTCTCGGGCGGCGGCCTTGTGGTCGCTGCCGTGGTTGAGCAGGGCGTAGGCGCCGAACTTGCTGTAGGGCACCTCGCTCTGGAACTCGGAGCCGGTGGCGAAGACGAACAGGCGGTCGTGTTCGTCCTTGCCGGTCGTCGCCTTCACACCACCGACGCCGTCAGCCCATCCCCAGTAGGTCTCGCTGCCTCGGGTGTGCATCGGCCGGAAGACGCCACGGAGGATGTCCTCCCAGGACCCGCGGGCCTCGAAGTCGTCGCCCGGCCGCAGGCTTCCGTCCGGCCGGGGCTGCGCGGGGCGTGGGGCGGTCTTCGCGGCCTCGGGCTGGGGGAGTGCGTCCACCATCCGGCACGCGGTCCGGATCGCGTCCATGGTCTCGGCGTCGAGGACAGGGATCGTGCCCGGCCCACCAGCCAGCCGGACGTACGGCCGACCGGAGGCGTGGACCGGACCGTCGGACGGCTCGACCAAGCCGTACCCACCCTCGCCGCGCGTCTCGATCAGGACGCGGACGATGCGCGCATTCGGCTTCTCCCGGAGCCTCTGCTTCTCGTCCTCGGTGTGCTCGTCCTCGCGGGCGAGTCGAGAGGCCAGCTTCGTGTTGCCGGGCACGGCGCCCTCGACGCGGACGCGGTAGTGCCGGCCGCCGGACGGCGACTCGGTGACCCAGCCGTCGAGGATCGCGGTCCACGGCTCGCCGAGCCCGGAGCCCTGCATGATCTCGGTGACGTCGTCGAGCAGACCCTCGCGGATGGCGAGGCCCTCGAACTCGATCAGCTCGACGCCGCCGGACACCTGGCCGTAGACGACGGCGATACCGCGGGGCCTGTCCCCGCCGAACCATCCGTCGTGCTGCTCAGGCGTGGTCCGGGTCACCTTGTATTCGAGCCAGGACACGGCGGGCTTCTTGGTGCCGTCGGCCTTGATGGGCAGGACGCACAGGCCGGCGTCGTGCAGCTCGCGTGCTGCCGTCCGGAGGTCTGGAGTCTGTGAGTCGGTCAAGGCTGCTCTCCCTGGTGGAACCGGGCGAGGTGCTCGGCCCTGACGGTCTTGGTCCATTCCGGGATGGCGGCCCCGTAGACGGGGCCTTCGCGGCGCTGAGGGCAGCCGGGGCGGTGGCAGTCGTAGCGAGCTCTGCCGTTGTCGGCATCAATGACCAGCAGGCCAGCTACCTGAGGTGCGGCCGTGCCGCCCGGGGTGTCCCGGGCGGCCACGGCGGAGCTGGTCAACTCGCCGCCGTCGAGGTGCGGGCGTGCCAGGCATCGACGGTCTCGGTGTGGCCAGCCTTGATCGATGCCTGGAAGTCACGGGCGAGCCTGAGCTCTTCCCTGCGCTGGGCGATCTCCGCACGGAGCTGGAGCAGCGTGGTGGTGGGGTGCTGTCCCTTCGGGACGATGGCCATGCCCGTGCCGTCGGCGGTCCAGATGACGGCCGCCCGGGAGAGCTGCTCCTCGTCGGCGGCTCTCGACTCGTGCAGGGTGATGTGGTGCTGCGCGGCGACCTGGCGGAGGGACTCGCGCCCCAGGAAGAGCAGCACCCACTTGTAGATCGTGTCCGGCGCGCCGGTGATCCTGATCAGGTCGCCGATGGCGTCGAGGCACTCGGCGACGTCCTGCTCGGCGAGAAGCTTGCTCGCCTCGATGGCGGACAGGGCGCGGGCGACCTCGGGCGTGGTGGACGGCGTTGCAGCCGTGGGAAGCTCAGCCATGAGCGGACCCCGTTCTCTACTTGCTGGCGCTTGTGGGTGCGGACTGCTCTGCTGACGGCGCCTCCGGCTGGACCCCGGGGGCGTCGTCGTTTTCCTTCGCGGCTGATGCCGACTGGACCTCGGCGTCAGCGGACTCGGTCAGACCGAGGAAGTGGACGAGGTCGCTGCGGCGGACGCGGAGTGCGCGGCCGAAGGGGATGACCTCGATGGGGAACTCGGCGTCCCGGATGAGTTGGTAGCCGAGGGTGGGCCCGATGTTCAGCGCGGCGAACGCCTGCCGTACGGAGGGCATCGCGGGCAGGGCGTAGACCTGCTCGGGGGAGTAGGCGGCGGTCGTCATGCCGTGGCCCGGGTCTGTGCGGGGATGAACGTCCGGCCGGAGCGCTCCATCTCGACCCACAGGACCAGGAGTTCGACGCCGATGGCGTCGGCGATCGCCTGGGCCTTGGGCTCGGGAACGACGCGCTGCGTTCCGGACATCAAGGCGCCGATGGTGCCGTGTGCGACGCCGGCCTTGGCGGCCAGTTCGCGGCTCGCGATGGGCTCACCGGTCTTGATGCGCTCCATGAAGGTCTTGAGCCGCTCACTGCTGAAGATCGCGTACATCGTGGGTTCTTCGCTCACGTTCACTCCACGGGAGACTTCGTTCAGTTTTCTGAACGATGTGAGTGTGAGCATTCCATTGCCTGAACGGTTTGTCCAGATCCCTGAAGGTGCGGCGCGGAATCGTAATCAGCCAATGACCAGCGGCCGTATGGCGCCTTCGTGCAGATTGCTGAACACTTCAGTCAGCGCTCGTGATGAACGGCATCGGTGACCTGCTCGTACGTCTCTGTGAACCGTGCAAGCCCTGAACGACGCACCCCCACCTCAGTGCACAGGAGTGGCAGGATGACCCCCATGGCAGACCGGGACGATACGACCCAGACCCCTGAACGGCGGACCGCTCTTGCGGATCTGATCCGGCGGCGTCGCAGCGAGCTGAATCTCGGACTGGACGCGTTCGCGGCGAGGGCCGTGGATCCCGTGACGGGAACTGTCGTGAAGCGTGGGTGGATCTTCCGGCTGGAGACGGGGGAGCCGGTCAAGTCGCCTGAATACGAGGACCTTTGCGCCCTCGCCGCTGCGGCCGAGCTGCCGGTCGAGGCGCTCCAGGATGCGGCGGGGAGCCAGTTTCACGGCAGGGATCCCCTGCGATCCGGGGTCGGGTCGGCGGTGAGTGTCGCCTACGTGCGCAAGCTCGACAGGCTCCCGGAGGAGCAGCGCGCTCGGCTTCTGGCCTTCATCGACAGCATCGTTCCGCCGGAAGAAGATCAGACCGACTGAATCGGGCATTCCCGTTCGAATCGCTATGAGTAATGAACGCGAGCAGGGAGTATCCATTTGGGGCCGGTGGTGCGATCATGTGCGCACCCCTTCTGCTGAAGGGGTGCAGGTCGAGAGCGAAAGTCGAACACGCTTGCGATAGATGGGGGAGGTTGTATGACGTCACCCAGGGCGCGAGCCTGGTACGTCTTCAGCGACGCCCTACCGGATGGAGAACTTGTGATGCCGATCGTGACGCCGCACGGGACCGCCATCGCCGTGCGTCCCGGGCACATGACGGATGAGCTGATGGCCGAGCTGAACCAGTCGGCGGAGCACCTGATCAGCATCGGAATCTGGCAGCCTGGTGAGGGGAGCGGCGAGCCGCCCCGGGAGGAGTAACACCATGCCGTCTGCACGCAGGGCCGGAAGCATCTTCAAGCGGTGCGAGTGCCGCGGGGCGGACGGAAAGCTGCTGAGCAAGAGGTGCCCACTGCTCAGCAAGAAATCGCACGGATCTCTATCCCTGCGTCAGGAGCTGCCGCCCGACGCTACAGGGAAGCGCCGCACCTTCCGGCGTGTTGGATACGGCAGCGTGAAGGACGCCTCGGCCGACCTCTCCCGGCTGCAGGCGATCCTCGACCTTCCTGGCGACGATGCTGACGAGCAGTGCCGGGTGGGTGATCTGCTGGCCGATGTCATGGCGCGACGCGCCGACATTCCGGCCCCCGCCGACGTACAGCGCAGGCTCGGTGTCGGTGTCCCTCTCGACGGTAAGGCGACGGTCGGCGAGTGGCTCGACCGCTGGATGTCGAACAAGAAGACGCGCCCCACCACGAACAACGGCTACGCCTCCCACATCCGTGTGCACCTCAAGCCAGGCATCGGGCACTACCGCCTCGACCGCCTGACGGTCGGCCACGTGCAGGACATGTTCAACGGCATCGACGACCGCAACGACGTCGTCCGTGCGGAGAACGCAGCACGCCACGAGCAGGTCGCCCGCTGCAAGCGCGGGAAGCCCGGAGCACCGAAGGCCGCTGAGCGCGCACAGCTCGCAGCCGAACGCGAGAAGTTGGCCGTGATGCCCCCGTTCCGGCGCATCACGGGGCCTGCCACCAAGCAGGCGATCCGACGCACACTCCGGACTGCGCTCAACAAGGCGATCGGCGAGCAGCTGCTCACGTTCAATCCCGCGTCGCACGTTGAGCTGGCGCCGGCCGCGCGCCCCAAGGGCCTGCTGTGGACCGACGAGCGAGTCACGCGCTGGCGCGAGACAGGCGAGAAGCCCAGCCCGGTCATGGTGTGGACGCCCGCCCAGCTCGGCGCCTTCCTCGACGCGGCTGAGGGCGATCGGCTCTATGCCTTTTTCCACCTGATTGCCCATCACGGCCTGCGCCGAGGCGAGGGAGTCGGCCAGGACTGGGAGCACTTCAGCCCTGCCTCGCGCACGATCCAGGTGGCCACCGAGATTGTGGTCGACGGGTGGACCCCCATCGAGACCGTCCCCAAGACCGACGGGTCGGCGGCCTCCGTGAAACTCGACGTCGGCACGGTGCAGGTCCTCGAAGAACACCGCGCGCGCCAGCTGCTGGAGCGGGAGGCGTGGAACGCTCGGGCCGCCGAGCAGCGGGCAGCGGGCAAGGTCGCCGCGGACTGGGTCGACACAGGGAAGATGTTCACCGACCTCGACGGTTCCTGGCTGCACCCCGACACCGTCAGCACGGCGTTCCGTCGGATCGCCGACGGGGCCGGGCTTCCGCCGATCAACCTCCGGGACCTCCGGCATGGTGCCGCCGCGCTCGTGAAGGCCGGC